GTCACATTCAGTTTACAATAATTTTGTAACACAGTTTAGATTAAGACAACAAATTAAAAAACAATTTGAACATTATTTAGATCCAGGTATGGTTAAAAAGTTACAAAAAGATCCTTCGCTATTAAAACTAGGCGGCGAAACAAAAACAATGACATTTATGTTTTCTGATATACGTGGTTTTACTCCTATATCGGAGAAATATAAAAGCAATCCTGAAGGACTTACAAAATTAATTAATAGATTCTTAACACGTATGACTAACATTATTATAAAGAACGGCGGAACCATAGACAAGTTTATGGGTGATTGTATTATGGCATTTTGGAACGCACCTATAGAAAATCTAGAGCATGAAGAAGCCGCTATATCAACTGCAATTGAAATGCAACAAGAATTGGCTATGTTAAATGCAGAACTTATAGCAGAAGGGTTACCTCAAATCAATATCGGTATAGGTATAAACACAGGCGAGGCATTAGTTGGTAATATGGGTTCTGAACAAAGATTTGACTACAGTGTTATTGGTGATGCAGTTAACCTTGCATCAAGATTAGAAAGTAGTAGTAAAACACTTGGCAAAACAGTTGTTGTTGGAGAAAATACTTATAATGGTGCCAATTACAATTATCATTTTGAGTATCTAGATAGTATTACAGTTAAAGGCAAAACCGAGCCTGTTAAGGTGTACACAATCAAAGATTAAATACACATATAATGAATCAATTTTTTAAATTAGTTGCGGAATTAGGGTTACCAATAGCGGCATCTGTCGGTATGGGTGTATTCATATTGTTCATTATAAAATATATTTTAAACGGTATTGTGAATTCAATCAAGTTTATTGAAAGTGTTATTTCTCAACTTGATAACAGGGTAAAAACAATGAATAACGATATTATTAAAATTGATCAAGAAGTTTCTGAACAACTTGGCATACCTATAGATACAGATAGAATTGCTAGAGCAGATGGCAAAACAGATGCGAGGAAAGACTAATGGACCTAGTTAGTAAAGGCATGACAGTCACAACAATAATACAGGACTATGGGTTTCCTATTGTTGCTGTATTTTTTCTTGCATATTTTATCTATTACCTATGGAAGTTTATCACAAACGAAATTACTCCAAAGTTAAGTTCAACATCAGCAACGTTAATTAAACTTATTGATAGAGTACGTATGCTTGATAACGATTTAATCAGACTACAAACTAAAATACGCACATTAAAAAAATCCAAGAAGTAGTAATATTACTCACGAAAACACATTTGTAAATACTTTCAGGGTCAGGAGAAAAGTATGCAATTTAGTATGGTGATGATAATATGTTTTGTACAAGGTGCATGTCAAACAATATTTGATACAGCAAAATTTAACAGTTACAATGATTGTATAAGTGCGGCAAACGGTGTAGTAAGATATATGATGGAAACATATCCTACTTCTAAAGGTGAAGTAAAATGTTTAGATGAAATGGAAATTATCGAACTAAAAGATCTGTTAGAGAAAAAATAATGAAATTTATAATGGTAATAATAATATGTTTTGGTACGGATTGCGAAGCAATATTCGATAAAGCAAAGTACGAAACTTACGATGAATGTTATAAAGAAGCAGTTGTAGCATCTAAGTATATGCAAAATGCTTATCCACAATCAGCAGGTGAAGTCCACTGCTGGGATGATAAACAATTTTCAACGTTTAATGAATTCATTAAAAATGGTGGTAAACCTACTATTAAACCTGAATTATTACCAGAGCAATCAAACTCAGTCTAAATTAGTTGACTAATTTCTAACACATGTTATAATATTGCTATGAGCAACTACGTCACAAGTCTGGCAAATTACTTGTTTAATAAAATAAATGAGTACCAAAATGATATTGATGTAAGAAAAGAAAAACCAATGCTATGGCCTGCAGGCATATACTTTACAGAAAAAAACATAGAAAAATGGATAGAAGAACACGATAAAAATAATGACTAAATGTTGGCAAATTGAACTAAAGTTTCCAAAAGAAAAAATTAAAACTTTTGTTTACAGCGATACAGGCGAAGACATAATACAAAGATTTCCTAATTGTAAAGTAAAAGTGTTAAAAGAAATTGATGATCCACTAGCAGAAAACAAGCCACAGCCTAAGAAAAAAGAAAAATACATATGATCCATGCAATGATAGACTTGGAGACTTTAAGTACAAATCCAGATGCTACAATTTTAACAGTCGGCGGCGTTAAATTTAATCCTAATAATTCTGTAGAACCATCACAGGGTATGTATTTTAGAGTTGATGTTGATTCACAGACTGCTATGGGTAGAGATGTGATGCAAGAAACATTAGATTGGTGGAGTACACAGCCTAAAGAAATTAGTGACGAAGCACTAGGTGATAAAGATAGAATTAGTTTAGATGAAATGATTAAAACAATTAATAAATGGTCTGTTGGTGTTGATGTATTTTGGTGTCAAGGACCTTTATTTGATTATGCAATATTACAAAACATTTATAAACAATTAGGACATCCTGTTCCATGGCAATATTGGCAAATAAGAGATTCAAGAACATTGTTTAGTTTAGTACCACGAGATCTAAATGAAAAAAGAACAGGATTACATAACGCATTAGAAGATTGTTACTTTCAAGCAAAAAAAGTACAAAAAGTTTACAAACAACTTGGAATAAAATGAAGTTTTATAACATAAAAGACTTTTACTACTTCGAAGGTAGGCGTTTAAGACATAGCAAAACTCCAACTACCAAATGGATAAAATTAAAATGTGTTTACAAAATTCGTATAGGTAATAAAGTTGTTCATGTAGGTAGATCAGATACTTGTAAAAAACATGGACCAGCAGAAAAGGTGAGAAAAGCAATAGTACAATTATTAGGATTAGAGCCTTATAATCCTAGTGTTACTCCAACAAAATTATGGCGAGAAATTAGGTTGAAATATAGGCCAAACTCTAGTAACATAAGTATAGAAGTAATAGAAACCAATGCCATCGCCAAAACATACCTACAAGAAAGCATTTGAATCGATCGATTTTTATGAAGAATCGACGTGGCTAGGCAATGATACTCCAATTTTTGAGAATAAATTTACAGGTGTATTCAAAGACAAATATCCTTGTGTTCCAGGGCATACACTTTTTATTCCAAAAAAAGACACTCCAGAATATATCGGCGAATCTTACAGACTAGCCTACTATTGTGGGAAAGAATGGATTAAAAAAGGAAAAATAGAAGGTTTTAATGCAGGCATGAATTTTGGAAAATGTGCAGGCCAAACAATAATGTGGCCACACATACATTTTATACCAAGACATGAAGGTGACTCACAAACAATAGGCGGTATGCGTCATGCTCACCCATCTGCAGATCATAGTGAGCATTATTAATGGAAGACAATAGTCTAAACTCTAAGGAATGGCAGTTATTATTAGTATTACAAGAGTTGCGACATAATTTATCAGATGAAGAAAAAAACCAAAAGTTAATAAAATGGATAGAAGAAAAAATAAAAGATTTGGAAAAAAGAAGCGGCTGGTAAGACAACATCAAGGCACGTTTGTAAGTCCAGATGGTGGCGAAACTGTTTACCAACAATTACCAAGAGGCGATCGCAAATTAATAAGTCAATCGCAATTAGCCAAAGACACTGAACAAGAAATGTATGAAAATGAGATGATTGGTGTTGATGCAATAAAATTAAGACGCAAGTATCCAGCACTTCAAAAGGCCTGGGACCAATACAAAACAGTGTGGAAATTAGTAGCATATAATGATTAGACTATACTTGATGTATAACGTTTTTACCAGCAATATACAAACGTCTGTGTGCGTTTAAAGGGGTGATTAAATAGTATTATGACCAAGTTTGTAAGCATTATCGGAAACGGTGAGAGTAGACGTGGATTTGATATTACACCATTAAAAAGCATTACCACAACCATTGGTTGTAATGCTATTTTTAGAGACCACAACTTAGATTATATCGTTGCTTGTGACCGCCACATGTGTCAGGAGGCTGTAAACACAGTAGGAAAAAATACCACAATATACACACGCGAAAATTGGTATAAGGAATTTGCTTATTGGCCTAATGTAAAGAAAGTGCCTGACTTACCCTACGAAGGACACAAAAGACAAGACGAACCTTTTCATTGGGGGACAGGACAATTTGCGGCACTTGTAGGAATGGGGTTTAAACCAAAAGCAATTTTTCTAATTGCAATGGATCTTTGGGGTATAGGTGATAAAACTGGGCCTGAAGGTGTCAATAACATGTACAAAGGATCCAAAGGATACACTTATATAAAAAGGCCTGTCGATCCAAGATATTGGAGATATCAATTTGATAAACTTTTTGAATATTCTGATTGTAGATGGATAGTGGTAAATGAAGAAAATTGGAAAATGCCAGATGAATGGAAAAAACATAAACACGTTTTTCAAGAAACCTACGAAGGCCTCGCAAAATGGATCAATAAACAATTGACAAAATCAAAATAAAGTTTATAATAGTGTTATGTTTGATAATTTAAAAGATGGAGATCTTATAACCTTAAAATTGGCTTCAGGAGAAGAAGTTATATCAAAATATAAAAGTAAAGCCGATTCATACATCAGTATTGAGAAAGCACTTGTACTAATGCAAGGACCACAGGGTCTAGCATTTGGAACATTTTTTTCTACTGCGAAGCAAGATGAACCATTTAATATTGCAATTGACAAGATTACAACAATAGCACATATTAATGACAAAATTGCTGAAGAATACAAAAGAGTATTCTCAACAATTAAAACTCCAACTAAACCTAGTATAATAACATAATGGCACACTTTGAAAAACATAGCAAAAGTATCAGATCGTTAGTTGATGTTACAGAAGCCATGCTTCATGCCATGGAAAAACATGGAGTAGATCCTGAAACTGTTGCAAACAGACCTGAATTTTCAGTATTAGTTCATTTTTTAAAAAGTATTATTGATGGTGAATTAAATATACCAAACGAACTTACTGATACAATAAGAAACAAGTCAGAAGAACTAGGCTTTGACATTAAAGATATAAACAAGAGGTTACACTAATGGCTGATGATATAGAAATAAAAGACAACGTTACAGAAGAATGTTTTACGTCCACAAAAAGTTTTTACAACTTTCCTTGTGCTCATAGACAATATAGACACGATGGCAATTGCCATTTAATTCACGGATACAGTAGAAGTTTCCATTTTTTATTTGGATGCAAAACTTTTACAAAGGAAGGATTCTGTGTTGACTATGGAGATTTAAAACAATTAAAGGCACATCTAGATCATATGTATGATCATACTTTAGTGCTTGACGAAGAAGATCCACACATGGATACTTTTAGAAAATTAGAACAAGCAGGAGTATGTCAGATTAGAACTCATCCTATGGGACCTGGTATGGAAGGTACAGCACATTATCTTTGTGAGTGGGCAGACAAATTCTTACGTGAACGATCTCGTGGTCGTGCATGGGTTATTAGTGTAGAAGCAAGAGAGAATGATAAAAACAGTTCTATCTATACAAACCCAAATGCAGGATTCAAGGGATGGACAAACAAATAACATTATTTGAAAACATAGTTATTCAATTAAACAACAAACAATTACGTGTGGAGATATACGATACTCCATTAGGCAAAAGATTCTTAGAAGCATTAAAAGATAATTTAAGAAATAAAAGAGTTTTAGAAAAAAACTTTTGTTGGCTAGGATGGGCAGATAGTAAAAGAGATCTAAATCATTTAGTAGGAGAGTTAAACAAAAGTATAGCACAAATTAATTCGTTTAATTTTAATCCGCCATATAAAAAAATACATCCATTTGTTACAGATGATTTCCAATATTCAAGTGACTTGCCAGTTGGTTTAACTGGCTCAAGACCTTCAATGGAAAAACCTGGATTACGTTTAAAACACGATTCTTGTAATTTACTACACAGATATTTTGAAGAACTACAAGGCACAGCATGGAAACTTTCAGAATATTATAAACAAGCAGACTACGAAACAAAGTATGCAATTAGACAATTGAATAATCTTTGTCATGAAATAGAAAGTTGGGTATTATCATACCGTAAAAATATAGTTGATCCTGAATGGATGAGGCCTTCTCAAATTACAACTTTTCTAAATGCACCGAGATACGACTTACATGAAGAAGATTATGAGTTATTCAAACAAAATAGATATCGTAGAGAATTAGGCGGTGTTTATTTGCATTGGAGTCAAATTGGCAAAACACTATATGAAGTTTTCAGAGACGAAGACGCACCATTAATGGACGAAACAACTTGTTCTGCTATAAATCATCAGAAATATTACAGTGGTGAATTCGATATAGAATGGGGACAGACTATTGACGAAGACACATCTGATTGGAAAAAAGAAGAAATGAATGAATACAGGCATTGGCTAAAGTTAAATGGCTATGATTGGGATGATCCTAAACTCTCACTAGGCTATATTAAAATCGGACAAGTGAATATGAAACTAGGGTTCCAAAATAAACCTTTTCGCGAAGTTTACGATGTAATGAAAGAGAATTTAAATATAAAAAGTATACACACAATCGCTTCACAACATACAGAGTGTTATTATCCATACACTCTTGATAGTGATGATTGGAAAAAAATACAAATTGATAATTTGCGAGAAGGGTATTATGAATCACGTAGTATGCGTTAAATGGGGCAACAAATATATTTCTAAATATGCCAATGTTCTAAAAAATATGGTTAAAAGAAACTGTACTGTTGATTATCAGTTTCATTGTATAACAGATGATCCTAAAGGATTAGATTCAGATATTAATGTTATAAGATTTCCTAGTGATCCAGGAATTAAAACATGGTGGAGCAAATTGTGGATGTTTAGTGCAGACTTTCCTTTAAAAGGCACCATATTATATTTTGACTTAGATGTAATAGTCTTTAATAATATTGATTTATTGTTTACACACAATCCAGGCAAATTTAATATCATAAGAGACTTTAACAGATGTAGAGTTAAAGATTGGAAACAATCAAATTCTAGTTGTCTGAGGTGGAATGCAGGTACTATGAATTATTTGTGGAACGATTTTAAAAGTGATTCAGCAAAAATTATGCGACAAAACCATGGAGATCAAGATTGGATTATGAAAAGAGCAAAAGATGACATAAATTGGTTTCCTGATGAATGGCTTAGAAGTTACAAATGGGAAATGGTTGGGTTTAAAGATACAAAACTTTTGACTAAAGATGGCAAAAAGTACTTTAGAAAACCAGCAGACATACATCCTGAAAACAAAGTAGCAGTATTTCACGGAGAACCGAAACCTTTTAACTGTGCTGACGATTGGGTAGTTAAAAATTGGATATAATATGTTTAAAAACATTCACAATTGGCCTTTGGAACATTGGCATATTGAACTTTGTTCAAAATGCAGTTTAAAATGTCCAAGATGTAGCAGACAAGAAGTACCTGAAGGCCTAACAAATAAAGAATTAACTCTAGAATGGTTTCAACAAAACTTTGTAAAAGAGATTATTAATAAAGTTAAAAAGATATCTTTTTGTGGTGATGACGGTGATCCTATATATGCTAAAGATTTTTTAAAAATCTTAAAATGGTTAAGGCAAAAAAATAAAAAATTACAATTTGTTATAATAACAAATGGATCTTATAAAACACAATCATGGTGGGAAAATCTAAGTCAAATTCTTGACGCTAAAGATCATATACATTTCTCTATTGATGGATGGGATCAAGAATCAAATAACATGTATAGAGTTAATTGTCATTGGGATTCGATAATGTGGGGTATACATGCTTTGAGACATTGTCCTGCATATAAAACTTGGGCGGCAATAGCCTTTAAATTTAATGAAAACAAATTATCTCAAATGGAAGGAATGGCACAACAATTAAATTTTGATCAATTTCAACTTACATTAAGCACAAAATTTGGTAAAAATTATCCCGGATATCCAAAAGATGATCCTTTGCAACCTAGTGACAAATATATTGCTACAGGTAGGTTCACAAGGACATATAAAAAATTAACAAATAAAATTTGGCTTGATAGAACTTATGAAACATTCTTAGAAAGATATCAAAATGAATCTATTGAAAAGCAATCAATAATACCTTTATGTATGATTGGAAATAAAGGACTTTATTTGAATTCTGAAGGAAAGTTTTATCCTTGCTGTTGGACAGGACTTAGATATGAACACAATAAAAATATATTTGACTACATTGATTTTAATAAAAAATTGGACAATGTATTAGATAATCCTATGTGGAAAAAACTATTTGTTGATTTAGTGTTTAACAAAGGTCCACAAGAATGTTTTGAAAAATGTAGTGCTAAAAAATGGAGTTTAGATCATGCCACCCAATGGTAAAAGTTTTGGAAAAGTGGAAGTAATAGGTGATCGTATACCTAAAAATTGCGGTTACCAAAAACGTTTCAAATATAATATTGATATGGATTCCAACGGCATTAACGGAGTGTGTATAGAGTGGTGTGAAATAAATTGTCAATACGAGTGGGGTTGGTGGTTTGAAGCAGTTGGCGAACCTGAAATGTATTCCAATCATTGGGAAGGACAAAGAGCCTGGATGAGTTTTGCTAACAGAAAAGAGGCCATGAAATTTTGGATTAGTATAGGAATTCAAAACCATGGAGACAAAACGTCATAATTAATAGTATGAAATGGTTTGATATTACAGATGAAGCAAAAAATCAAATGTCTAAGATGATGGCAAAAAATCCTAGCAAGTATGCTATAAGCCTTGCAGTTAAAGGTGGAGGGTGTGCTGGCTTCAAATACGATTGGCTGTTTGTAGATAAAAAAGAAGACATTGGCAAAGACGACGAAGTAGTTGAATGGGACAATACTAGATTTGTTGTTGATGAAACGTCAATGATGTATATTGCAGGCACTAAAATTGATTGGAAAGAAGAATTATTTGGTTCTCAATTTGAAATTATTAATCCCAATGCACAAAGCGGTTGTGGTTGTGGAGAATCTTTTGGGGTGTAATGGACACAGCATTTGTGATAGGCAATGGTGAATCAAGAAACATATTTCCTATAGAAACATTAAAAGGCAATGGTATAATTTGGGGTTGTAATGCCATTTATCGAGATTATCCTGAATTGTGTAATAATATTGTTAGTGTAAATCAAAACATGACCGACGAATTAAAAGAATGGCAGGCATCATCTGGAACAACTATAAAAATATATGGCTATGAAGATACTGTAAATTGGAATTGGGTTATAGAAGGCGACAAAGAAACAGATGTTCCTGATGGTTTAAAACTTTACAGAACATGGCGAGGTGGCAAAACACTTATAAGTGGTGGAAAAATCAGAACACTAGATTTTAGCGAATCAAAAGGATCTGGTACTTCAGCAGTAGTTTTAGCCGCTGAATCAGGAATTAAAAATGTTATAATAATGGCTTTTGATATTCTAGGTGCAAAACAATGGGAGTATGCGGCTAGAGATGGTAGTTCAAGCAGATTACAAAACAACATATACAAAAATACAAAAAATTATCCAAGTAGAATTAGTATGAAAGCATATTTAAAGTATGAATGGATGTATCATTTGCGGCAAACTTTTAGACGTTACAAAAACACAAATTTTTACTTTGTTAATAGACGTGAATATATTGAATACAATCATTTTATAAAATACTATTTTGATCAACCTAATATCAAAGCAGGAACATATGCTGATTTACAACGTTGGATAGATGGCGACAGAGATAAAATTCAATGGTGGAATTTATAACGATTGCATTGAACTTGCATCTAACTGATATATTTTTCTCATTTTAACACCTACTTTTTGAGCATATTTTTTAGAATCACAATAAGAACAAACGTGTTTATAGTCGTTACTTGCTCTTTCTGGGTCTACTTGTGCTCTAGGTCTTAAAAATGTTACTCCACATGAATCACACTTAAAATAATATATAGTATTTTTACGGTGAAAGGTATGATATACGCCTAATTTGCTTTGGCGTTCATACAATCGCATCGTCCTTAAAGTTTCGATGAACATCAAAAGTATTTAATAAATACACATAAAGATAATATGGCACGATTAATAATAGACAGAGGAACAGACGGAAATCCGGCAACAGGCGATACTTTACGTACTGCTTTTGGTAAAGTCAACGATAACTTTTCAGAAGTTTACGATGATTTAGCCGGTGCTAGTTTGGGTGGATTATTTACAAACAACGAAACCAACGGTGATGTAAAAATTCAACCTAACGGAACAGGTATAGTTGAAATAGATCAATTACAAATTACAGATGACGCAATAACTTCACTTGTTACAAACGGTGATTTAACACTATCAGGTAATGGTACGGGTACTGTAAATGTGAACGATACATTAACAGTTGGCTCAGGATCAGACCATAGCAAAATTACTTCCAATGGTGCTTATAATTTAGTACTTGACACAAACGATGGCACAAATTCAGGTACCATCACAATCGCGGATGGTGCGGGTGGAAACATCACAGTTGAGCCTAATGGCTCAGGTGACATTTTGTTAAAGGCAGGTGGTCAAGTTGGTATAGGAACAGTAAGTTCACCTGACACTTCATTACACATCAAACAATCCACTGCAACCATAACACTCCAAAGAACTAACGACGCAAACACACCTGGTATTGATTTCCAAAGTAATGGCGGTAACGTAAGAGCCAAAATGTACATGGATGGTACTAATGGAAAAAACAAAGAAATAGTTTTTAAAACCATGGATGGAAGTTTGGACGAAAGATTCAGAGTTACATGGACCGGGGCTAGTGTAACAGGAACTTTTAATATTCTGAGTGACAGTGATTCAACTTTAGGAGATCCTACCATCTCCATGACTGAGAACAAAATTACAACATTAAGATCTAACGATAATCTAGAAATATCTGCGAATGGTACAGGCAAGATCCTTGTAACCAGTAATGTACATTTACTATCTGCTACACCAATTATTCAAATTCAAAGAACAGACAACGCAAACGTTCCTGGAATAAGTTTTTTAGGCGATGGCGGCGTTGAAGGTGGCAGTATTAAATTTGATGGAACTAGCGGTACAACAAACGAAATAATTTTAAGTTCTTTTCATAGTAGTACTGTAACAGAAAGACTTAGAGTTACAACAACCGGAGCCAAAGTTTCAGGAACTTTAACAGTAACAGGTGCAACAACCATAACTGATGCTTTGACGGCAACGAGTTTAACAACTAACGACATCACATCAAATGGTTCAAACGCAGATATTACTATAGATCCACAAGGTACTGGAGCAGTAAACGTCAACGCCATTTTAACACTACCCGATGGTAGTACCACTGCCAACTATGCAGGATTTGGTGATGCTGATGACCTAAAGATATTCCACAATGGAAGCCATTCAATAATAAGAGAAACAGGAACCGGAAGCCTTTACCTACAGAGTGACGGCAATGTGATACTTGGTAAAGATACTGGCGCAGAATTTTTTGTAAGGGGTATTGCCGATGGAGCAGTTGAAATTTATTACGATAATAGTAAAAAGTTTGAAACTACATCAGGTGGTGTTTCAGTTACAGGAAACCTTGCGGCAACTGGTGCCCAAATAGACTTTACAGCACTTCCAACTTCAGATCCGTCAGTAGCAGGACGACTTTGGAGAAGTGGAAACGACGTAAAAATTAGCACCGGTTAATAGCCAATAAACATATATCCTAAAATCCACTAAATACTAGTCGATATGGCTCAAAATGTAATTAATGTAGGTAATAATGCTAATGACGGCACAGGTGATACTCTCAGAGAAGCAGGGGTTAAAATAAATGCCAATTTCGCTGAAACATATGAATTTGATCCTGTAAAATCTGATATTAGATTTGACGGAAATAATATAACATCACAAAGTTCAAATGCTGATATAGATCTTGTACCTTCAGGAACTGGTAACATTGTATTTCCAAAAGTCATATTTGAAGATAACAATATTAAAACTACAGGAAATGATAATTTAGGATTCGTACCTAATGGAACAGGATCTGTAATTTTTGGTGGATTAGGGTTTGCTGGTACTTCTATAACTGCAAAAGATTCTTCACTTGTTAATATTAACGAAGCATTAAGAGTTGACGGTGACGCGAGTGTTACTGGTACTTTTGGTCCAACAGGTGCAATAACAACTTCAGGTTTAACTATAGATTCAAATATTAATATTACAGACAATGAAATAAAAGCAACAGCATCAAATTCAGATATAGTTATAACTGCGGCAGGATCAGGTAATATTCATTTAGGTGCAGTAAAAATTTCTGGTACAACAATAACTTCAGATGATTCGTCATCTATTAATATTAATGAAGGTTTAATAATTGACGGAACTGCTACAATAAAAAACGCGGTAACATTGGATTCAACTTTAGAAGTCAGTAGTAACGTTACTATTACTGGAAATTTAATTGTATCAGGAAGTTCGACTATTCCAGGAACTTTTTCAGTTGATAACTTAACTTTTAATGATAATATTATAGGTTCTTCATCAAATGCAGATATTAATATAACACCAGGTGGTACAGGCTCTGTTGTTATATCAAACATAACATTAGATTCAAATATTAATATTACAGACAACGTAATAAAAGCAACAGCATCAAATTCAGACTTAATATTATCAGGATCAGGAACTGGTTCTGTAAGCATATCAAAAATAGATATGAACGAAGGAACAATTGATGCTACAATTGGAGCAACAACTGGTGCCGCTGGTACATTTACATCATTAACTTTTGATCCGGCCGCAGGTGGTACTCTATCAACAACAGGTGTAACAGTTACAGACAACATAATAACAGCAAATGCTTCAAATGATGATTTAGAATTAAGAGCAAACGGTAGTGGAAATGTTTATATAAATGGACTTAAACTTCCAAATGCAGACGGTGGAACAGGACAATTTTTACAAACAGATGGTAGTAAAAATTTTTCATTTGCTACTGTATCAATTGCATTTGGCCAAACTTCTATAACAGACACTGAAACTGAATTAGCATTCAGAACTAATACAGAAATTGATCATGTAACTGCTATAGGTGGGCATGATCTATTAGTTTCTGCGGCAGGAACAGCAGATACATGGGCAACAACAAAATATGATAGTGCATTGTATTATTCTTTACATAGAGATGATATAAGTGATGAATTTGAAGTTGCTAAACATTCTGTAGTACACAATAACAGTAGTGCATTCGTGTCATCTTACGTATTAGCGAAAACAGGAACAAATAATCATATTACAGTAGATACAGATATAGACAGTGGTAATTTTCGTTTACGAGCACAGTCATTGTCAACAGGAAGTTCAATGTCATACTATCGTATAGGATTAGGTGATAATGACTCATCTGGTTACACTGGTGAGGAAGAAGCGGCCGTAGTAATTGATAGTGAAATAGCACATGTATCTGAAACAACTGTTGACCATATAATAGCAACTGGAAAATCTACTTTGATTGGAAGTAGTACAGTACATACAGTAAATGATTTTGCAACTACAAAATACGACAGTGCATGGTATTTAGGAATTGCTCGAAATGACGCAACTTCTGATGATTTTGAAGTTTCTAAAGTATCAGTGGCGCATAACAACTCGTCTGCTTTCGCGAGCACATATGCAACTACAAAAACAGACAATGATGGTTATCCAACTTTTGATGCTGACATCAATAGTGGCAACGTTAGATTAAGAGCAACTGGGTCCGGTGAAACAAGCACATATAGTTTTTATAGAATAGGTTTAGGAGATAATGATTCTACTGGATACAGTAGTGGTGAACAAGAAGCAAGTATAAGAATTAATACAGATGTAGATTCAGCCGTAGAAAATTTAGATACTTGGGCAAAAGCAGATTATAGAGGTGCAAAATATTATATTAGTGTTAACAACAGTTCAAAAACAGAAGTACAAAATTTAGAATGTCTTGTAGTTCATGATGGATCAGAAGCATTTGTGACTACTCATGGTTCAGTTATCACAGGTAATAATGAATTAATAAATGTTACTGCTGATATAGATAGTGGAAATGTTAGACTAAGAGCAAGTGGAAATGAACCAAACCTAAGAATTCACATGTATAGAATTTTATTAGCGGATGATGAAGCCGATCGAACTGGAACCAATGTTAATGTAATTGGTGAAGTAACAGTTTCTAGTAGTGCAACAACATTAGACACGTTTAATACAAGTACAGATGATAGTGCAACCTTAGTACATGGTGCACATTATATTATAGTGGCATGGAATGCTTCAGAAGGTGCAGGATCGATATGTGAGGCGTCCGTGGTTAGTGATGGGTCTGGTGCTTATGTATCTCAATATGCACAAACTAGTACTAAAGGAACTGACCAGATAACATTAACAGCGGCACACGATGGTTCTAATACAGTAACACTTTCAGCGGCTAGTACATCAGGTGGAAGTACTACGGTAAACGCATACAGAGTTAATTTAACAACACCAGTTTCTGGCACTCAAGATACTATAGACTCATGGGCACATGGGTCATATAGAGGAGCAAAATATTTTATTAGTATGAACGACGCAGACGGAACTCTGTTACAAAATAGAGAAGTTCTAGTAGTTCATGATGGGTCGGAAGCATTTATGAGTGATTATGGATCCGTAAAAACAGGAACTATTAGTACAGTTTCTGGAGATATGGTTGACTTAACAGTAGATATAAGTGGATCAAATGTTCGTTTAATAGGGACAGTACCTGCAGGTACTTTAAATCCTGTGAGAATTCACATGTATAGAATATTATTAGCCGATAATGAGGCTGACAGATCAGTTAGTAATAATGTTTCTGTTACTGGAGATACTACAGTAAGTTCTACTGCTACTACGGTAGACACATTTGATTCTACAGATTATCAAGGTGCACATTATATTGTTGTAGCAAACAATTCATCAGAAGGTGCGGCATCTATATGTGAGGCGGCTATTGTATGTGAAGGCACGAATGCATTCATTACACAATACGGTCAGACAAGTACAAAATCCACTGGACAAATTACTTTAACCGCTGTACATGACGGATCTACAACAGTAAGTTTAAAAGCGGCTTCGACATCAGGTGGATCAACTAAAGTAAATGTTTATGGAATAAAATTAACTAGAGGAGAAGGATCCGGAACTGTTGTTGCAACTCTTGATACTAATACTGCATCTGCAATAAGATCTGTAAAATATTTAATACAAACTGTAAACTCCGAAGAATCACAATACGAACTTATAGAAGCAAATGTTACCCACGACGGATCAAACGCATATATCAGTAAGTATGGAAAAGTAAGTAACGTTACTGATGATTTAACAACAATTACTGCTGATATTAGTGGTGGCGAATTACGCCTTAGAGGGCAGATAAGTAATGTTAATACACATATGGTTAACGTAGTAAAAAGGACAATGAACGTTTAAAAATGGCACGACAAATTCTAAATGTAGGAACAAACGCAAACGACGGTACAGGTGATACACTTCGTGATGCAATGGTTAAAATTAATACCATGTTTACTGAAGTTTATACCGCTCCAGGTATATCTTCTGATGCTATTTTAATATCTGGCAACGAAATAAAATCAATTAGAAGTAATGACGATCTTTTATTCAATCCGGCTGGAACTGGATCAGTAACTTTTCCTGCTCTTAGATTTAACGACAATAATATCGAAGGTACAAGATCCAACGAAAATATTAATATTATTCCGTCTGGAACAGGAAAAGTTGTATTTGGTTCTATAGGTATCTCTGGAACATCATTAAGTTCAGACGATTCTTCATCAATTAATATTAATGAAGGTTTAATTGTTGACGGAACAGCAAATATATCAGGTGCAGTAACATTAACTGGTGCTGTAACAATGGAATCAACTCTTGAAGTTACAGGAAATACTACTTTATCAAGTTTAACCGTTACTGGTACTTCATCGTTAACTGGTACAGTAACAATTGATAATTTAACATTTAACGATAACATAATTGCTTCATCTTCAAATGCTGATATACGTTT